GTGGCAAGGCACATGACGCTGGAAGACCGCAAGGTTTTGGAAGCCAGATATAACAACGGCCAGAGCATCACGGGAATCGCCCGTGCCATGTCGTTTAACTGGTCCACTATTTACAGAGAGCTGCAGCGTGGCGACACCGGCGAGATTGACAGCAACGGACGTGCGGGCTACAGCGCAGAACTGGGGCAGATGCGGCTCTACAATGCAAAGCAGCGGTTACGGTATCGGGCGGAATACCCCGGCGGGCTGAAAGAATGACGGCGCAGACGTTTGAATTGAATCATTGCTACAACATGGACTGCATGGAAGCAATGGCTGCATTTCCGAATGACTATTTTGATCTCGCTGTGGTAGACCCGCCTTATTTCAGCGGACCAGAACGTCGCGGCTTCTATGGATCAAAGGTCAGCCGGATCGGAGTGCATCGGGATTACCCAGTATCTCCCGCATGGGAAGTGCCAAGGAAAGAGTATTTCGACGAGCTGACCCGTGTGAGCCGCCACTATATTATATGGGGCTGCAACTATTTCAGCTATGGCTTTGCTCCGGGGCGTATCGTATGGGATAAGTGCAACCAAGCAACAAGTTTTTCCGACTGCGAGATTGCGGCAACAGACCTACTCAAGACGGTCAGACTATTCCGCTATATGTGGAGCGGGATGATGCAGGGCAAGAGCATTTCCGAAGGGCATATCATGCAGGGAAACAAAAGCCTGAATGAAGTACGAATTCACCCAACGCAGAAGCCGATTGTTCTGTATGACTGGATTTTTCAGAATTTCGCAAAGCCTGGACAGAAAGTTCTTGATACTCACCTCGGAAGTGGCAGCAGCAGAATTGCCGCCTATGAAGCGGGTGTTGACTTTATCGGCTTTGAAATCGACCCGTTCTATTTCAAGACGCAGGAAGAACGCTTTGCGAATTACACGAACCAAACCAGTTTATTTCACATGAGGTAGAAAAATGCTTGAACTTGCAATCTGGCTATATCACATCGGCACCCCTGATCTGGCGGTGAGGATTGCGACAGATGTGGCGACGGCTCTTTTTCTTTTGTGGGGCATCCTGAACCACTACGCCAAAAAGGAAGCTGAGGAAGCATTTCTTGAGATGTCCAAGGAGGCGCATTACTGGAAGATGGTGGCGAATCACAGACGGGATATGTTGGATAAGACCCGGGAGAATTTATACAAATGGCATGGATCAAGGAAATCGTGATGGCTGGGATTATTACGGTGATTGCCTGCGCCGGAATCTTTGAGCTGCTGGAACGCCGTAAGCGGGCAGCGTTCAAAGAGCAGATTCACGATCTGGCGCAGAAGTACATAGACAAGATGAAACAGGAAGAACACGTTAAAGAGTGAGCTTCCGGGCATGGGCAGACCTACCCGCCCACCATGCGGCTAGTCTATCTAGGGGGGCGGCCGCCCGGCTACCGCAAGGCCGGGGCCCTACCTGCTGGGGGCAGAAAGAATACAGCGGGGCGGCCCGCATGGGTGGCGGCTACCTGTCCGATGCCGCCTTTTTATCTGGTACGGCCAGTGCAGGAGGGGGTGCATTCCATTCCGCCCGGTGCCAACCCCGGGGCGTACCGCCAGAGACCGAACATCCACCCACTAAAGAAAGGACTACGATATGAACGACGAAAAGAAAATTGGTTTTTCCGTAGAACTGGAAAACAACCGGGTCGATCTGTGGGCGCACGGCGATGATGAAACGCTGGTAAACCTCGCTGTTGCGGCACTGGCAAACATTGTTGCTGCTACTTGCCAGAACGCCGAGGGAGCCAAGGCTCTGCTGCAGGACGTGAAAATCGGACTGGATGTAGCACTCGAACAGGCGTTGGAACACCCCGCCCAGGAAATCAACACGGAAGACCTCAAGGCTATCGGCCCCGCTGATTTGCCCGCAAAGCCTATCCGGGAAGCTCCTGCGGCGGATGAAACTTGATTTCGGAGGAAAGGAACATGGAAGACCACGAAACGTATTCCCCGAAAGAGAAGTACCGCCGGATGTTTGATGATGCAATCGGGCAGAGGATGGGCAGCATGGCACTGTGGCGAGTGCTGGACGAGATCGGTTTCTTCACCAGCCCAGCCAGCACCAAGTATCATTTGAGTGTTCCGGGCGGGCTGCTCCAACACTCTATCAATGTGGCAGAAGCGGCGATGGAACTGTGCGAAACGCCGCGATTCAGGACCTGCGACAAACGGGCGGTCTTTGTTGCGGCCCTTCTGCACGACGTCTGCAAGGCTGGGAAATATATCGAAAAGCCGGGCGGCGGGTATCGCTATGAGGACACACGGATGCTGGGGCATGGTGAAGAATCGGTCATCCTGATCCAGAGGTGGTTGCATCTGACAGACAAAGAAGTGCTGGCAATCCGCTGGCACATGGGTGCTTACACCGGGCAGCAGGACTGGGAAACCTTGAGCAAAGTATATGACAGCTGCCCCGAAGCTCTGTGCGTTCACATGGCGGATATGATCGCTACGCACATTGTGGAGGTAGAAAAGTGAGCGGGTATACCGCCTATCTTGAACTTCCGAGCGGTGAGCGGATAGAGCTACCAGAAACCATGCCGGACATTACAGAGGCAGACAGCCCCCTATGGGATGGAAAATTTGAACTGCCAGAAGCCGTAAAAGAAATGCTCAAGTGGGCAGATGAAGCGGCTAAAGAATGGGATAGTGATCCTTACTTCCTCGAAGGGTGGTTGAAACCTCGGCGGCGGATCAACTTCAACCCGCCGGAGCACTGGGAAGCGGTGCAGGACAAACGCTGCAACACATCCCCGCTTGGACGGTGCAGCTACCTATATAAAGCAAGGAGGGTCAAGAGTTTGGCGAGGAGCGTACATATCGGAATTGCCCCACACAGGGGCACAAAGAAGAATGACGTAGAACAGTGTAAGCACACGTTCAAGATCACCGCTGCGCGATGCGCTCCGTGCAGCGGCTACAACGTGGAGTGCAAGCACTATGAGGGAAACGATGCTGCTGATACAAAGCATTGTCCCCGGTAGAACGATAGGCAGCCCTGCCCGCAGAAGCGGGGCTGCCTTTTATGTGGCGCGGGGTGCCTTTCTGGTACAGGGGCACTGTGAATGGGGTCGAACCCCATCTGCGTCTGCTTAACGCTTTCCATGAAAGCCGGGAACGGCCATGAAGTCAGCCGCCCGGCACGGCGGAGCGGTGCTGTACAGCGGCGTCCTCCTTTCCGTTCAAGCCCGATGCAAAACCGGGCTGCCGTTCTTGCCGAAGCCGCACCCGCATGGATATGACGGGAACGGGTGCGCCGCAGTGTGAGCGCAGAAACACCCTGTTCAACTTGCTCAGGCCAAAAGCAACAGGCCACTGCAGTGGCCGCCCCGCTCTGTACCTCTCTTACGGAGCGGGCCTGATATGCGAGCGCAGGGTGCCGCCTGTTTCCGATTCCCCATCATCAACAGGCGGGCCGGTTCGATGCCGGCCGTTCGCACAAGAAAAGAGGACAACTATGGAAATCAAATGCTTGACCCAGGACTTCCCGCAGGGAAAACGGGTATACGATGCGGACGGCGTAGCTCCTTCGCTGATGCACACCGCCAGCACCATGCGGTCGCAGGCCATTATGGTTCGAGGGGGGGGCAGCGGCGTGAACGCTGAGAAAGACGTGTGCTGCATTGCATCCACCCAGACTAACGCCGAACGCATGATGAATACAGCACCGACCCTGAGCCGTGACAAGGACAGAACCATTGTAGGCTACAATTCGTTCTGCCTTGCCGGGAACTTCGTTGATCGAAACACAAACCAAAATGGAAGTGGTGTCCGGGAAAATGCCTCGTTCACGCTGAACACGCAAGACCGTCATGCGGTGGCATACGATGCAAGAAACAGCCGTCTGAATGGCACGGTGAGCGGAACGCTCCAAGCGAAAGAATCAGGGGGATGGAGTTTGAATTACATCAACCCGGTCATTCAGCCGGATGTACCGCGCCTGCCGGAATGGGTCGTGCGCCGCCTGCTACCAATGGAATGCGGGCGGCTGCAAGGCTTTCCAGATGGCTGGGGTGAAATCACACCGCTGACGGACGAAACGGAAATTCAGTTCTGGCGGGAAGTGTACCTGAGAAATTGCAAGATCAAAGGGCAGAAGCCCAAGAAGATCATTGCCCGGGCAGATGGAGCCAGAAGCGATGCCGCAGTGAAGAGATGGCACGACGAGCTACACAGTCCGTCGGCGGAGTATTCCATGTGGGGCAACGGCATGGCCTTGCCGAATGCCCTATTCTTCGTCCAAAATGCTTTCCGGGAATTGGGGAAGCCTGCGGCGGAGGTAAAGCTGGGCAGCCTGTTCGATGGAAGCGGGACCATGCCGCTGTGTGCTGTGATGTGCGGCGGGCAGGCTGTGTGGGCAAGCGAAGTGGAGCCTTACCCGATTGCTGTTACAAAGACACACCTGCCGGAGATGCAACACCTTGGCAGTATAACGGACATCAAAGGAAGCCGAATCGAGCCAGTGGACATCATCACCTTCGGCTCTCCTTGCCAAGACCTGAGCATTGCAGGCAAGCGCAAAGGACTGGGCGGCGACCGAAGCTGCCTGTTCTATGAGGCAATCCGGGTCATCCGGGAAATGCTGTCGGCCACCGGCGGAAGGTATCCGCGCTTTGTCATTTGGGAAAATGTGCCGGGTGCGCTGTCGTCGCATGGCGGAAAGGATTTTGAAATTGTTCTCAACGAGCTTTTGCACCTCCGAGATTTTGCCGGAGGTGGAACAGATAAGCCTATTCGCCAGCATGGAAAATGGGCAAAGGCTGTGTCCTACGGAGCTGTTGCCTATCGAATTGTCAACGCTCAATATTGGGGAATCCCCCACCGTCGCAGAAGAATATATGCTGTCTGCGATACTCGTGGAGAATCCGCCACGATGGTCGCTTTTGAGCGTGGCGGCACTGAATGGCATTTTAGACCGCGCCTCCCGGAGGGGGGGGCAGACCGTTGCCTGCCTTGCTCCTGACTGCTATTCATGGCATGATCGCATGGTGGCAGCAGGAAAACCCTGCGGGGGGGGGGGCGAACGAGCCTACACCTTGAAAATTCGCCAAGGATGTGAGGGCGGCGGCAAAGGTCCGCTGGTGCAGACCGAACTTTCCGCAACGCTGGCGACACGCCAAGACCAAAGCCTGATCCAACGTGCTGCCGGGTTTGACCTCGGAAATTCTGGCGGGATAGCCTATTCGGAGGAATGCAGCCCGACCCTGATGACTGGGGCAGGCGGAAATAAAACCGCCGTCGTACAGGATCAAAGGCTGATGGAATCGCTGGTGCTGAACGACCAAGGCGGGAAGAATATGGACGTTTCTGTGAATGTAACAGGAACACTCCGCGCACAAACACATGGGCACCTGCCTGTTGTGTTCCAAAAATCGGAGGATGAAGAAAATGAGACCTGATACCCTGTCGAAGCTGGCTGTAACTGCCGCGATTTGCGCAACGGTCGCCAGCGGAATTGCCGTTGGCATGGCAAACGGCCGGATCAATGACTTGGAGATGCAGCGGGATATTTACAAATCCCGCGCCGAGGACTGGGAGGGCACCGCTGGAATCGTCGCCCAGTACGCTGACAATCTGGCGGACGAACTGAAAATCAGGAGCAAACTGGACGAAAAATTAGATGTCGAGTATGCCGGGATTTTCAAATGCACTGCCTACTGCACCGAGAAATGGTCGCACATTTGCGGCACTGGAACCGGGATCACGGCCAGCGGTCAGCCGATTCAGGCGGGCGTGACCGTGGCGGCAGACCAAACGCTCCTGCCCTATGGCACAGTGATCTACATCGAAGATGTAGGAATCCGCATTGTTCAGGACAGGGGCAATGCGGTGCAGGGCAATCACCTGGACGTTGCTGTTTCTGGCAGCCATGAAGACGCTTTGAACTGGGATGGATACGGCGAACACCAGGTCTGGATCATCAAGGAGGCCGGCTGATATGCAAAAAGCGATTGCCATTGATTTCGATGGAACGCTTTGCACAAATGATTATCCCAATATCGGAGAGCCGAACTGGGAAATCATAGCAGAAGCGAAGATGGAACAGGCAAATGGCGCAGGGCTAATCCTCTGGACCTGTCGAGAGGGTGAAATGCTGGATGCCGCTTTGAAAGCCTGCGAGGAGTGGGAATTACACTTCGATGCGGTAAATGAAAGCCTGCCGTCTTGGAAAAAAGAATATGGAAATAACCCGCGGAAAGTTGGAGCATCCGAATATTGGGATGATCGCTCCGTTCGGGTACGGAATGGACGTTTTGAGCATCCAGAGAATTTAAGCAAATACTCTGGATTGGACGTGGCGGACGAATCCGAAGCAGTGGCGGTCATGGAAATCGGAGAAGATGTTCTTGAGAAATTGGCAAAGACAGTTGGAGTAGAACGCGAACCCGGTGAATCTTGGCGTAGGCTGCGGAGAAGAACGGTTGAACAGATGGTAAAGGCGGTGAGATAAACATGGATTTCCCGGATAAAAAGTATTCCGTAATCTATGCTGATCCGCCGTGGAGCTACCGTCAGTGTGGAACAGGGCCTAAAAGCCGGGGCAATGCGGCTCAGCACTATCACACAATGACGACGGATGACATCTGCGCATTGCCGGTCAATGACCTGGCGGGGGGGGGGCACGGCCTGCTTCATGTGGGCTACGTTTCCACAAATTGCCGATGCTCTGCGAGTTATGGAGGCGTGGGGGTTTGAGTACAAGACCTGCGCCTTTGTCTGGATCAAGAAAAACCGCAAGAGCGATACAAATTTTTGGGGCATGGGGGCTTACACGAGGGCAAATGCGGAAATCTGTTTGCTTGGTGTAACGCCTGGATTCAAGGCCGCTGATCGGGTCAAGAGCCATGCTGTACATCAAGTGATTGAAACACCGATACAAGAACATAGTGCAAAGCCGGACGAAACGCGTAAGCGAATTGTAGAATTGCTGGGAGATGTTCCTCGTATTGAATTGTTCGCCCGAAGGCGTACTCCTGGTTGGGATGCGTGGGGCGATGAATTAGAATAGAAAGGAATCGACATGAAAGTAAGAAGAACCGAGAAAATCAAAGTCAACACGTTCCGGGTGGGTGATGTCATTCGCTTTAAGCTGTCCGATGGTGAAAAGGTAGAGATGCTGGCTGTCAAGGAGGAAAAAGACGGTATGATCTTCTGCTTTGCGGACTGCCTGGCAAAGGAATACAGCATGAACGCACAGAACACCAATGCGGGCGGCTGGGATGCCTCCGACTTGAGGAAGAAGCTGAACGGTGAAATCCTTGACCGCTTCCCCCAGAAAATCAGGAAGCTGTTGCTGCCTTTTGAAAACGGAGACCTGCTGCGCCTGCCGACGGAAAAGGAAATCTTCGGCTCAAACCCGTGTGGTGAAGATGAACCCGAAAGCGTGAGCCAATGGAAGCCGATGAAGCAGCGGAAGAATCGCATTGCTTCCCAGGGCTTGAACGGCGGATGGGAATGGTACTGGCTCCAGAATCGGGTGCCGAACTCGGCAGCCTATTTCGCCAACGCGCACGCCAACGGGTATTGTAACTACAACATCGCCTCGAATGAGGCTGGTGTCCGCCCCGTCGCCAAGATCAAAAATCCCATATCCGCACCTGCCTGTCAGGTGCGGAACGATGAAGACGAGCAAGAAGGTTGAGGTGAAAAATATGGATGGACTGGTTAAAACGCTTGGTACGGTTCTGCTTCTGCTGGCCGCTACGCTTTGGGCGGCGGTTTTGCTGCTGGTGCCTGCTGCGCTGGTGAAGTTCTGCTGGGGGTATCTGTTTGTATGAGGTACTGTGTCTTACTGAGAGCATCCGACAGACGCGGAATAAAAGAGTGCCTGCAGTATACGCTGGATGCTATCAATGCAGAGGAAGCAGCTTGCGAGGCGAAGAAGCAAGCTGCAGAACACTATACAGAATTTGAACTGTTTGATGTTCAATCCATAGGAGAAGTGCGCACATGAAAATTGCAGCGATTGCCAAAGTAATTAAAGACCGTGGCTCCTGCCGCCTGTATAGGGTACATGGATCGGACGATCTTGAAACGAAGTTCTACATCGGCACAAATTCTGAAATTTACTCGCTGGAAGGGTTCCCTAAGCCGTGGAGCGAAGCAGAAGTTATGACGATGCTCGGGATCGAGAAAAAGAAATGGGAAGATGTGATATACACCGCATACGACTGCAACAACATTACGGATGTCTGTGGTCTGAACCTCGAAGATGCTGTTCAGAATGAGGTTGAGTGCAAAACCAGCTATATCAACCTGAACATCGGCGGGGCACTTCTTATGGGGCTGACAGACCCGGACGAAAAGACCATTGACTTCATCGCCGCAAGCAGGCTGGTTCCCGTGATGGACGAAATCAAGAAAAGTGACTATATCAATTACTGCTTGCGGCATACGACGAGTGGTTCCAGGTACTACGTTATCCGGGACGGCATGATCGTGCGGGCAGCACTTCTGCCCATCAATCTGTCCGGCAATTTGCTGGAAACGCTGCAGAAGATGGTGAACATGGCACGGGAAACAGCGCGGCTGTGCAAGACGGAGGATAAAAAGGCGGAATGATTTTAGCGAAAGAGGCAATCGAGAAAGCTGTCAACTGGTGGGCAGAGAAGATACTCGAAGATCGGCCGCACAGCAATGGAGATGATAGCTTCACTTCCATTACTGCGTGTCTCCTTGCTGACATGGGGCGACAGAACATAACATCGGATCAAGCGGATACGTTCAAAAAAGCCTTGGCAAAACGCATGACGGAATACGCGGAAAGTGGGAGGTTCAACCACTTTTCCATCATGTGCGATTATGGTCCATGCAGGATGCTGGCCGATGCGGCCAATGAAGCGGGAATCAGTACCGCAAACTTCCCGTTTAAGACAACGATGTTTCTTACGGAAAAAGATGGCATTATGATACGCGATGGCTATGGCGCACCGGCTGTCAAGCTGTGGGGGTAACGACATGGACGAGAAAAAGAGTGCGCCGGCAGAAATCGAAACCGTCACCATCACCATGAGCCGCCCGGTGGCTGAGGCAGTGGCAAAAGCCTGCGAGATGTACCTCCGTCTGCATCTGGGGCAATTTGAAGACCTGATTGACGAGCTTTGCATGGCAAAGTTCTATGCTGCGCTGGAAAATGATTCATTTGACGGCAAAGAGGAACGGGATGAAATCTTCCATATCTCGATTGACCGCCGAAACATCATGCAGGAGGAAGTGGACAAGCTGTACAAGAGATACGTCCTTTCCGCTCCGCTTGATTACTGCATGAGAATCCCATACCGGGCAGAACAGATCTGGCTTGCGATCCGCCACGCTCTGGCATGGCACGATAACCCGAAGGGCGACTACACGGTTCAGTATGACAAGCCGCTCAACCGTTCGGACCAGCCGCAGCCGATGGTGAAGCTGTACGAGGCACCCACCGAGGGAAAACCTACCTGTGATGGCAAGTGCGCAAAGTGCGGGAGGTGCTGATATGCAAAAGATGTTCAAGGCTATATTTTGCGATATATGCAGGAGAGTTGCATTTCAGGAACAGCTTGAGGGCGGGTTTCAGGATATGCTGACAACGCAGGACTGGGTGACTGATTGGGAAGTGACCACCGATTTCAACGGATTCCCTTTGAAGTATCCAAGAGTAATTGACCTTTGCCCGCAATGCCGTGCAATGTACGGGAAAAGGCCGCTCGGGGTCGGAGGAAAAATACAGCATCATGTGTGAGGTATTTACATGAGAAAGAACGGCGCAATGTTCATCTGCAACCGCTGCCGCAAGCAGGTATTTGCAGAGCGGCTCGACGACGGAAAGTATGACAGCAAACCGCTGGACGGGTGGGCACTTGATTGCGAAAGAATCTGTGGCGTTGGTGATCTGTGCCCGGACTGCTTCAAAGCGTACCGGGAGGCAATGGAGGGATTCTGGAATAGTGGAAAACATGGAGCCTGAGAAAATCTGTTGCAACTGCCGCTGGCACGAGGGATATACCGGGGTCTGCTTCAATGGCCTGTCGCTGAACTGCACCGATGTCACCGACGTTGAGGACAGCTGCGAACACTGGGAAAAGCGGACAGACGACAACGGCATTGAAGACTACGAGGTAAACTGAAATGACAACCAAGAGAATGAAAAAGCTCCTGATGGGCATGGGCCTGTCACGGAACCAGGCAACCCGGATGATTCAGGAGCAGCGCACCGAAGGATCGAAGGACGTGAGCAACGCTCTTTACTTCCACGTCTTCCAAAAGGACTTCTATTTGATCGTGTCCAACTGCGGCGGAGAGGTGCTGCCCTATCTCAACAGCTTCGTTTTGAAGTGATTACAGGTTGAAGTCGTTTCCAGAGAATAAGCAAGCCCGTCGTAAAATTGCCGCCCTGACGAGGCGGCAAGGGGCTTGTATACCGAGGATAAACTAAGGGACACGGGAGCAGCGGCTTGCTTAAAGTTTGCTTAGAGCTTGATTAGAAGCAGCCGTTCCCGTGACGGGGGTACAGGGGGAACCCCCTGTATTGTCTCCCCGCGGCAGAAGGGCGCAACGGACAGCAGGGCTTCCCGGAGCGGGGGCGGGGGCAAGCATAGAAGTTCCCGGGCGGCTGGCGGTTTTGCCTTTATTCAGCAAAAGGGATGTTCACGGAAAGGAGGACGTAGTGGGTATGAGCGGCGGCTTTTATGTCAGAGAACAGAAATATATCTGCGGCAAGGATTATGCCACTGCGCCCACCATGCAGGCAGAGTTTTTCGAGGTTTCGGAGAAAGAGCATAAAGCCAGCACCCGGCGGAAGAAGGAACTTGCCACCAGTCTGGCGAAGGAAGCCTATAACCTCCGCAAATCTGGCCGCTATCTCGTTCTGCTGGTAAACACGAACTTCCGCCCCGGCGATTTCTCGGTTACATATACCTACGATGATGAACACCATCCGGCTCCCAATGACTTTGCCCGGGCTGACCGGGATTTTTCCAACGCTGTGAAGAAGCTGTACCGTCTTTGCGACAAGAACGGCATCCAGCGTCCGAAGTGGGTCGTGGTGACGGAGTATTGCACCATGGACCCGGTGACGGGTGAAGTTCTGGGGCGGCACCATCACCACGTCATTATGACCCACCCGGCGGGGCTGACCCGGGAAATGGTGGAACAGGCGTGGAATGGTCGGGGTATGGCTCGATGTGAGCCGCTGCACTTCGACCACAACAGTGTGGAGAGCCTTGCCCGGTATATCGTGAAGAACCGCCGTTGCAAACGGCACTGGCGGCAGAGCCACGGTCTACAGCCGCCCAAAATGCCCAGACCGAACGACAACAAAATGAGCAGATCAAAGCTCAAGGACGTGTGCGAGAACTGTCTGGAAGACCGGGCGTATTGGGAACAGATGCACCCGGGGTATACCCTGCATCGGTGCGAAGTCATCATCACGGGCAATTCAACCCGTCACCTGATCGTGAGCCTATACCGCAAGGAACCACCGAAGAACAGGAACAGGAGGAACCAGCCTTGAGCGCAAGAATGGAACTGGAAGACCTGCCGCCCCGGTATCGCGCCCAGGCGGAGAAGCAAATAGCAGCCCGATGCGCACGGAAAGCCCCGGCAGGGGCGGTATCGCTGGAAGCAGCGGCCAAGGCTGCCGGGGAGATCGGGAAAACCTTCGAGAGCAAGGGCGAGTATGATTTTTACATTGGCACGGTGCTGCCGGGCATCCAGTCCGGCAGGATTATTAAGGCAACGCCACACGTTGCCTTTCCTTTGCTGCCCGCAAAGGATTTTTGCGCCGTCCACCTCCCGGCGGCAAGGTATACGGCGGATTATGTGCTGGAATACGCAGACGGCACGGTGGAAGTGGTGGAAATCAAGTCAAAATTCACCCGGCGGGCGCAGAGAGACTATATCTACCGTCGCAGACTGTTTATTGACCTGATCGCAGAGCCAAAAGGGTACACGTTCCGGGAAATCATCACCCCGGACACAAAATCCGAGATCAAAGAGTGGAAACGTCTGGCTGAACAGGCGGGAAAGGAATCATCATGGGCAAAAGCAGAGCAAGAGTGCCGTCGTATTACCGGCAGAGCATCCAGAACGCCGTAAATCGGCAGATCAACCTTGGCCGCACCAAAACGGCAGCATCGCTGAATCGGGAAGCTATCGGGCAGGTCGTGTCGTACTGTTTTGTGGCAGCGGCGCACGACATTCTGAATTTTGATGCAGGAAGAGCGGCTGTGCTGACCGTCAAGATGAACAATGCGGCGGAGCGGTACACCCTTGACCGGGACAAACGGGGGGCACGGAAAGCCCGCATTGCGCTGGAAGCCCGCACCACGCCGCTGATGGTGGAAACTTTCCTGCTCCCGGCGGGAAAGCTGGGCAAGACGGCCAATGAGCGGGAAATCCTTGCCGAACGCCGGGATGCTGCCGACATGGTGGCCCGGTATTGTGTGGAAGCTCTACACGACATGAGCTATACCGTGGAGCAGATCGCTGCTGTCATGCAGGAGACCCGCTCCAACTTCGAGCAGTTCCTTGGATGGTCCGAAGATGGCGAGATGGTAGCTTACGAGAAGCTACGCCGTGTGGTGGAGGACATCTACGGCGTGGGGGCTATGGTCGAGCGGGTAAACGGGCAAGGCCCCATCTTCGGAAGCGAGTTTTAATTTTTTCGGGAGGCAGAGCATGAAGACACACGAGGCGGAAGCGATTTTGAAATACTGCGCAGATATTCCCCGGCGGCTTACGATCATCCGCCGCCAGTGTGCCACTCTGGACGACGAAGTAGACACGCTGAAAGGCATCAACATGGACGGTATGCCCGGCGGCGGGCTGCCCGGTGACAGCACCGCGGCAATGGCCTGCAAAATGGATGAACTGGGCATCGGTGACAGGTTGAGAAGTCTGGAACGTCAGCAAGCCCTTTTGAAGTCCGATGAAGCTCTGATCCGAGGACAAATTGACCGACTGGACAGTGTCCACAATCTAATCCTGACAGAATACTACATCGGCCACAAAAAATGGGCAGAAGTGCAGGTCGATGCAGGGTACAGCATCCAGCATTTGAAACGGCTTCGGAACGTCGCTTTGCTGGCCTTTGGCCGGGGCATGGAGCGGCTGCCCGAGTGCCCTGCCTTATTATCACGCGCGCATAACGTGCGCGAGACCCTGCCCAGGGCAGATGCGTGGCTTGAGGGCGATATTCTCCTATAGGGGAGAGCGACCGTCGGGGCCTCACGCAAATGCGCTTCCGCAAATTGTGTCCACCCGGCGCAGAAAAACAAACACGACTACCCGGAAATGTGGAAAAGTTGGCAAGAAATTACCCGGCGGGCTGTGCGGCCTGCCGGGTATTGTAGAATCTGAGATTTTGGAGGGCAAAAGCTATGGGCATACATTGCACGGGAATACGGCTGGTTCCAACAAGGGCGGCAGGCTACCCCCATCGGGCGGATGGGGATGAAAAAGTGCTGCGAGAAGCCGAGGCCGAACTTGTGGACATGGTTCTCAAAGAAGATCGGCAAGCCCGTCCAAAATGGGCACGAGAAGAAGATGAACTCTGCAAATTTGTTAAAATCGACGACCAAGGAAGCGTCGAACTGATTTCGGCCATCGGCAAGGGGGTCCGTTTCAGGAACAGGGAAAGCGTGAAGAATGTTCTTGAATTTGTCGAAAAGCTGTTCGATGAAATGCAGGAGGGCGACAATGAGAATCAAAATTGAGATCAGTGGAATCGGATTGCGTGAACACGTTGCAAAAATCATTGCAAGACAAATCGTGAAAACAGGGATAAAAGAAAAACAAAAGTGGTATAACGAAGAAGCTATCCAGTGCGAGTTGAATAACATGGGCACCATCAAGCTGGTTAAGTGCTGGATAAGAAATGTTTGGCCGCTTCCACAGCTACACTCTTTGCAATCTCGACTATCACATCTGCACTGAAAGAACCGGCTTTTTTAGCAACGCTTTTGACCTTTGCCCAGTTTGTGTCTGCTCGGATATTCTCAAGAAAGCTATGTCCGGCAGGGGTCAATTCCCGGATGTTGACACGGTACTGTTCAGGGTGAGAACCGGGGCAAAGAGTGATAAGCCCAGCTTCGGCGCAGTATTTCACGGAATAAAGAATATCATCATTGTCGAATTTAGCTTCAAGCCCAACTTGATAAGTGGGCGGATCAATGGGTTCTTCACCAAGCATATCAAGAATATCAGCCCGTGCATAACGAATGAAGTAGCAGTAGTGGTCAAAATCTGTGTGTTCTTCAACGCAGAGCATAACAGCCCGCACACAATCCATGTTCAGCTTCATACAAACTGTCCTTTCAACATCATAAGCCCGTCAGGTCATGGACCCGGCGGGCTTTTTTGGATTTCGTGATTTACTTTTTGCGCGGCGGATCAGGCGGCGCATTGCGCTTGAGGATGATCTGCGGGGCATCCGGGACGGCTCCCTGCTCTTTGGCGTACCGGGCGATTTCATCCGGCAGCCCGACGGGGAAACCGTTTTCGTCAAGTGGTCCATCGTACCCGGTGAAGTCCACGATATGCACGGCGGGCGGCTCGGGAATCAGCTTGTAGTATCTGCCGTCCTCGTAGTTCTGATCCGTGACCCGGTTCCAGTAGCCAATATCGCCGTGCTCTTCCTGGGCGGCCTCCATTGCGTCCTTGGCCTGTTCTTCGGTCAATCCGTCGAAGGTCAGGCGGGAGCCGTCTGCAAAGGCGGCAACCAGCCGCCACGGGGCGAAAAACTCTGCGTCGTTCGTAGAAATACCTCCTTTTGGGCAGTTAAGTCCATAAATTGTAGGTTTTGTATCAAAAAAGCGGGTTAAATATGCGGAAATGGCATTCTTAGCCGCCAATGTGCATTTTTGCACAGTTTATTTCGTGGGGATGTACCCATGCAGGCAGCGGTTGCAGCCGTATTTCGTGAGAACGGCAGTCACACGATCTTCCGGGAAGTAAAACACAAGTTCGTTTTCGTTGGGGAGACCTGCCCCGGCGGGATATTCAAGCCCGGTGTACCAGTCTGTTTCCATCTCATACTTGCGGCGCAGATACTTGTAAACGTCCCGCTGGGCCTTGTCGAACACCTCCACGAAGGAGAAGGACGCACACGGCGGCAGCTCGTTTGCCAGCATGGGCACGTTTTCGGCGATCCATGCCGCAATTTTGTCTTTGGCGGCGTTGCGGCGGGGCTTGTCATCGCGGTGGATGGCATCCAAGATCATTACCAAAGCTGGTTTCGAGAGCTTAGAAAGCTGTTCGGCCAGGGGGTAAGGATTTTCGTGCAGCAGGGGCGACGTGCGCAGTTCATAGGCGAGATCGAGATCATAGCAGGTAACAGCCCGCTGGCGGTCGTCTACCCGCTCGCTGGTGTAGTACAGCATATTTTCGATGTGCTTTTGCGCAGCCTCGGAAAGCTGCTCCACAAGGGCAATGCTGTCCTCAAAGCTGATCTGCGCTTCGTTCCGTTCGCCGCTGCTCCTGCCTGTCTTATAGTCCAGAGGGATGATCCCAAGCTCCATAGCAAGGCGATAGATATGCTTGCAGGGCTTTTTCCGCTTTACAAAATCGTTGCAGGTGCAGGCAGCAAGGCTGGTCTGATAGGGCAGCTTGCCGGAGCCGTAGAAAACCCCGGTTTCGTGTTCCCGGTCAATGCTGGTGGGGCTGGTCTTGCTCTGCTGGGCACTGTTCAGCCGCTTTTCTTCGTCGGGTCCGGCGTTCTGTTCAGGCCAAGGGCCAAATGCAGGAATCGTATACATGAGAATACCTCCTTGTCGGTTTTTGTTACTGGATTTCGTTACAACCATTATAGGGCAAAACGCAAAGAAAAGCAATAAAACGCAAGAAAGATTTCGTGTGGAATCCCACAAAATCCCAGGCGGGTGGCCGGGGCGCAGAAATCAGGCAAAGCGGATGGTGTTTCGTGCCATGCGGCCGCGCAGGGCGGAGAGCGTCAGACTGCCGCAGGAGTTATCCCATCCACCCCCGGCGGCGGGAATGTAGGGATACAGGGTGCGCGGGTCGTTGGAATCCGGGTCAACGAGATGGTGGACGCGCCCGGTTTCATCGTCCGTGTAAACGTCCCATCCTGCAATGCTGTGGCGGGTATAGGTTTTCATACTCGAATCCTTCCTTTCGTGTTTCGTGCTGGGCGGCTCAGGCTTCGGTGAAGTGGGAGACGGTGCGGCGGGACAGCGCAAAGGCGATGGCAGGCACATCGTCGTCCGTTTCGCTGCGGGCTTTGATGGCCTCGGCGATGCGGGCCAGATCGTCCGTGGTAATTCCGCCCGGCTTGCGGCTGCTCTCGGCTGCATCGTTCAAGATGCGGTCGTATTCTTCACAATCGCACCGGGTGCAGTAGTCGTTGGCGATGCAGGCGTAACGTGCGCCCTCAGCGTCCAGAATGCGAGTCTCTTTCAGTTTCATTTCGTGACAGCTCCTTTTCGTATTTCGTGAGGTTGGATTTCGTGATACTCCCGGCGGGATGCCGGGGCAGATGGGGCGGGGCTGCTTTACGGTGCTTGCCCTGCCAGAGTGTCCGTTTTCGTTATGCGTTCAGCTGTAAGAAAGTGGATTTCGTGGGGATCAGGTGCCGGGTGAGGGTGTCGGTGTAGCTTTCCTCGCCCTCGAAGCTGTCCACCACCTTCCGATCAGCGGCGGGCATATCGTGATAGCTCTTTTTGCCGTAGGACGGGGGCAGCCAACCCTTTTTCTGGCTGGCGTAGAGGTTGAAGGACTTCAAAACATCCTCGTTTGTGAACTCGATGTGGCAGGTGCCCTTTTTGTAAAACGTGGCGGTGAAGTAGTGAAGCTGGATCTTCTGGCTCTGCCCGGCCTGCTCTGCGGCTTTCAGGGCTGCCCGGAGTTCGTCGCCGTTGTACTTCTGGCCGTTGGTGTCCAGGTAGTGCAGCACCCGCTCGATCTGAGAAAGTGCGCTTTCCACGCGCCACGACGGTTCAAACCTGCCGGACCAGTCACTAAAGGCACAGCAGCGGAAAATGACCTTTTTGCCGATCTTGTAAGCCGAATTAGTACACCAGCCGTTGTAATAGTGGATGTTCTTTGAATACTCGGAGCAGTAGTGAAGGTTTGTCCAGTTGTCGAACAGCCCGATTATTTCATCTTCGATGCCCTGCACGATGTTGGCGGACATTTCTTCCCGAACGGTCAAGATGTTATAAGTGCTGAAATCGTAGTCGGAAAGCTCGGCGATTCGTGAACGGTATTCGTTCTGCATATCGTTGGTGAGGTTGTCCCGGATTTGCGGCAGGTCAAACAGCTTTTCCCAGTACAGGGCGCGCAGGCGGCGGATCGCCTGGTTATAGTCCCGGTTGAATGCAAGCACTTCGCTTTCATTGTCGTCTGCCGTGGCAGAGGAAAACAGGGATTTGATCCCGTTGTATTCCTCGAAGATTCGGCGGATGCCCTCAGCTGCGGCGTTGTACCGCTCAATGGCTGCCGTGATGGGGTCCGCAGATACCAGCGCGGCAAGTTCGGGATCGGTCTTTAGGCGTTCCGTGGTTTCGTGCTGCAATTCCAGGCGGATTTTGCTTACTGGCTCCCGCTCGGGGATGTCCACCGACACAAGCGCAACCTCGACCCGGGCGACCCGGCGGGCGTTTTTGAAAGCGTCCGGGATGTACTTCACTGTGGCGTTGAGCTTTTCCAGCTGTGCCGCAAGCTCTTTTCGTTCGTTGGTGCAGGGGTTGCGGATCGTCTCCGCGTTGAGCAGACAGCGGATTTTGCCGCCGTCCTTCATCACGTCCAAGGCTTTGAGCAGGTGGGCAGCCCCGGCGGAAAAAGGCGGGTTCATCACGATTGCCGCATACTTCTTGCAGGGGCGGAACGTGAGAAAATCGTCATGCACCACGCGGAAATCGTCTTTCTTGAGCTTCGCCCGGAGATCACTGGAAAGCTCGATGCAGTCAAGATCAACCTTTTCCAGCCTATCCAGATACTCCCGGCGGACCTTTCCAGTTTTGGGATCGTGGTAAATGCCGCTCGTGGTGTGAATCTGGCGGGCAAGTGCCCCATCACCGGCGGACGGTTCCAGCACGGGGCTGGGGAAGCGGCGGAAGCCGTGGATTTCGGTTTCTAGGCTGTGGACCATCTCCCATGCCAGATTGTCCGGCGTGGGGTAGAAGTCCAGGGCATCGTTTGGCGTTGTCATGGTGGTAAACCTCTTTTCGTGTTTCGTGATAGCCCCGGCGGGGCGATGGGGCGGGGTCGCTTTGCGGTGCGGCCCTGCTGAGGTGTCCGGCGGGGGTTCAAGCGGTGTACAGGTAGCCGCGGCGGGCGCAGATGATGGTGAGGCGGGCGGCGTCAATCTGTGGTTGGAGTTCCGCGGCCTTGCAGGGGCTGAGCCGAATTTCGGTGCGCAGGGTCTGGATTTTCCACACGGCGGGAAGCTCCACGTTGATCTGCTCGAAGATGTTGTTAAACTTTTTCATGGTTCGTTCTCCTTTTCGTTCAGTCAGGCCACGGCATCCGCGGCGATGTAGTTGTATGGAATCTCGTCGGCAACTCCGGCGGCGGTGTCCCGGTCGGCGTGGCCGATGGGCACCAACTCGCCGGTCTGACGGTCGGCATGGTAAAACGTGACCTGCCAGCCGCCCGGGGTGCGGGTGCTGGGGGCTACGATGATCTGCCGCCCTGGGGCGATGTACCGGGTGACGGTGTACCGCTTGACCTGTTCGCAGATGGCGGCGATCCGGGCGGCTTGCGTGGTGGCAAACTCGCAGGTGTCGCAGATGTCCAGGTCTAACAGTTCGTCCGGGTCGCCGGTGACGATAGGCAGCGGATCGAGCTTGATTTCGTGCATGGCGTTCATCTCCTTTTCGTGGTATGCCCCCGGCGTTGTGCCGGTGGGAAGTGGGGCGGGGTTGCTTTCATCGGTGCAGCCCTGCCAAAGTATCCGGGGCGGTTTCGTGTCATGCCAGCAGACCGGCGGCAATGCTTGCAAAATCAAGCTGTTGCACAGCGGCGGGGGCGTTCTCAGCTTCCGCAACGTCTTTTCGTGCCTTGCGCCATGCGCTGAGGGCTTCGGCCTGCGCCTTGCGGTCGGTTTCGGGCACGGCCAGGAAAGCGGCCCTTGCCTTGCGTTCCGTCTGCTTGAGGGCAGCGGCGTTGCTCTTGGGTTTCGTGGTGGTGCGCTTGGCGGGCTTCTTGGGCAGCGGCTCGACGTGGACCAGTTCCGGCAGTTCGTGGTGTTCTTCAATGACGACGGGCGCAGGAGCCGGGGCGGGTGCGGGCTGTTCCGGGGCGTTCAGCTTGTCCAGTGCCAGCACAAAGGCGGCAGCTTCCCGGTCACTGCTGATAAAGTCATCCATCTTCTGGATCATCCGATCAACCAGGGCATGGAAAACGGGGTCGTTCTGGCTCTTGTCGTCGAAGACCTTGGCGGCGTTCCGTTCTGCCTTTTCGTCGTCGGGGTCGTCGCTGTTGTAAAGGCGGCTGTACTCTGCCGTGTAGAGGGTATAGAGCTTGTCAAGGTCGATCTTTGCGGCCTTGCGCTCTGCGGCCAGCTTCTTGTTATAGGCCATGATCTCAGCGACGGAGCCAAAGCGGGCAGCGGGTGCGGCCTTGGCATCCTCAACCTGCAGGCAGCTGAACAGGTAGGATTTCGTGGGGTAGAAGTGCGGGGCGGGGGCGGCTTCCTTGCCCTCAGCTTCGGCGGCTTCCCGCTGTTCCTTGCTGGGCTTCGTGGTGTACTTCCACAGATAGCAGGTAATGAGGCTCTTTTCCCCGGTGCGGATGCGCTTGTTCAAGCTGTTCCACTTGGCGATGGTGTGCAGTTCATCGGCAGCTAGAACGGCTTCCACGTCGGCGACGCTGGCGGGCTTCTCGTTGCCGTCGTCGTCGGTGGTGGTGGCCTTGGCAGCGATGGCGGCGATCTGTTCCGGGGTGTGGTGCGCCGTTGCGATGGCGTGTAGGGTGGCGGGGGCCAGCTTCTCGGCCTCGCTGAGGATGATCTGATTATTGCTCATGCCTTTCATGGTACTTGCTCCTTTTCGTGTTGTGGTTGGTGTTCGGGATGATCTCCCGGCGGGCTGCCGGGGTAGTGGGGCGGGGTCGCTTTACGGTGCGGCCCTGCTAAGGTGTCCGGCGGGGGTCAATCGTCGATGGAGCAGCAGCCGAAAAAGGCATCTTCCACGGTGTCGTCGCTGAAATCGTCCGGGGTGCCGTTGGCATTCACAACCAGCTGGACCCGGTCGAAGATGCGCAGATCGGTTTCGGAATCCACCAGAAAATACCAGTCGTCGCCGTCCAGTGCGTCGCTGCACCAGACTTCAATCTGGTTTTCATCGGTGGCGGTCATGCCTTTCACAATGGCCGGGGCGATGTACCGCCCCAGAGGGCCGACGGTGTAGGGGCAGGCGGCGGAAGCGGTGGGGGCCAGCAGCCCGGCGGCGATGGCCAGAGCAGCGGCGGCGGTTGCGATCTTCTTTGAAATTCTCAT